CGCGCACGCGATTGGCTGGCGGAACGGCGAGGTGCCGCCGAAATTCGTGTGGTGGGGCATCGTCAGTGATCTGCGGCGGTCTGCCTGATGACCGCGCGCATTGAGGATAGGCGACCAGTTCCGGTCGGTCTTTCCCCGGAGCTTTTTCTGCCGTTCTGGCTGATTGTGACGGAGGCTGCTCTCGTGGCGGCCTGCTTCGTAGGTCTGGCGGCCTTCTGTCTCGTGAGCCTTCTGGGGTGAGCGACCCCGGCAGCGATCTGTCGCCGCGTCCGACGGTTGAGTATGCGGCGGACGGGCGGCGGATTTATGAGCCGGACGGGGTGACGCTGGAGGCGTTTCTGTTCGATCGGTCGCCGATTGCGGTGATCCGCGGGCCGTGGGGTTCGGGCACGAGCTCGGCGTGCTGTCAGCGGATATGGCAGCATGCGGCGGAGCAGCATGTGGGTTCCGACGGGATGCAGCGGTCGCGCTGGTTCGTCATGCGCGAGAGTTATCCGTTGCTGCAGACGACGACGCTGGAGACGTTCAAGTATTGGTTTCCCGAGAGCCTGTACGGAAAGCTCTACACGGGCGAGAAGCCGTTCCGGTATGAGATGCGGGTGGGGCGGATTGTGCTGGATGTGTGGTTTGGGGCGTATGACGATCTGCGCGGCGATTCGATCTTCTTTTCGCTGGAGCCGACGGGTTGGTGGTGGAATGAGATCGGGGGGATCTCGCGCAAGGGGTTTTTCTCCGGGCACGGGCGAGTCGGTCGGTATCCGCCGGTGATCGAGGGCGGGTCGAAGTGGTCGGGGTCGCTGGCGGATTTGAATGCGCCGCCGGACAATCACTGGCTTCCGATGATGATGGGCGAGGCCCCGCTGCCTGACGACATGCCGCTGGACGAGCGGATGGCCTATCGGCGCCCGGAGGGCATGGCGTATTTCGTTCAGCCGCCGGCGGTGTTTCCCGAGAAGGACGTTTCGGGTCGCATCAAGAGCTTCCGGCTCAACGTCAAGGCGGAGAATTTGAAATGGCTGCGCGACGATCGCGACCCGCCGGACAAGCCGGGGAATGTCTATTACGCCCGCGCGCAGCTCGGCCAGTCGAACCGCTGGATTCGCTCGAACCTTGGCAATGAAGTCCTGCCGAATACGGATGGCGACGCGGTGTGGCCGCTGTTCGACGACCAGGTGCACGTGGCGGAGAGCCTGCCGCCGGTGCCGGGGCTGGACGTGTGGATGGGACTGGATTTCGGGCGACGGCCGGCGGCGGTGATCGGGCAGACGATTTCGCGCGTTCATCAGGTGCAGTTCGAGGCGTCGATGAAGAACGTCTCGGCGGCGATCTTTGCGCCGGAGGTGCGCCGGCTTTTGGTGCGATGCTATCCGTGGCTTTTCGACGGCAGCAGTCGCGCCGAACTCAGGGTGTGGGGCGACCCGAAGGGCGACGACGGGCAGGATAACGATGAGCGGACGGCCTACGACGTGTGGCGCTCGCACGGTTTTCTGGTGCGCGGCGCGCCGGTGAAGCAGAACAGCATCGTGACGCGCGTCGATGTCGTGGAGACGGCGCTCGATCATCATAAGCTGCTTGTGGCGAAGCTTTGCCGGCGGCTCATCATGGCGATGGCGGGCGGTTATCGGTACGCGAAGGAGCGGCCGACGCCGATGGCAGATCGCAAGCCGGTGAAGGATGAATATTCCGACCTGCCGGACGCGCTGCAATACGCGATGCTGGGTGAGGGCGAGGGTCGATCGATGATCGGGCTGGATGCGAACTCGCGGCCGAAGCCTGTGGTGACGCGGGCTCCGCGACGGTCGCTACGACGGCTGAACCGGCATGGGTGAGAAACTGGCGAGCGGTGTACACTTGAGCAGCGCACGTTGGAAGGACTCGAACCTTCGACCTCAGCCCTCGGGGCTGCACTCTACCGCTGAGCTACCCCGCTTGCTGCCCGCGCTCGCCAGCGCACGGAACCTAGCATGAGACAGGAGCCACCGAAATGACCTTCTCCCGCCGACGATTTCTCGCCTTCCTCGGGCTCGCACCGATTGCCGCAAGTCCGGCGATGGCGCTGTTCCCCGCACGTACTTTCGCGGACGATTTCGAGGAGTGCTACCTCTTCAAAGCCCCGCATGGCGATCATTGGCTCGACATCTTTGGTGATAACGAGTTGACCATCGTCTACTCGACCGAAAACGGGGGAACGGTTCAGCGTCTCTTGCACAAGTGGTTTCCCGACGAGCGTTCCCTTAAAGTCGATGGCTGACGACACCGCCGGCTCCGGCCCGCTCGAACCGTCCCGCTGGTATCTCGTCTTCTCGCGCGACACCGACCGGCGATTTCTCAGATGGCTCGCGATGGGCCGCTACAAGCACGTCTCTGCGGTCGGCTTCATTCCGGGCGAGAAGCTGTGGATCTTCGTCGACCCGCGCATCAAGCGCACGGTGATCGAGGCCGTGCGCGACGGCAAGCTGGCGGAGGCCAGGCTTGCGCTCGCGTTCGGCTCGCATGACGTGCTGGTGCTGCCGGCAAACGAGCCGGCGAGGTTCCGACTTCGCGCGGGACTTTGGTGCGTGCCGATCGTCGCGCACCTCGTCGGGGTCGCCTCCTGTGCGTTGCGGCCCGACGCCTTCTATCGCGACTGTCTCGCCGCGGGAGCCGAGATAATCCCGTTAGAAGGCGACGCGGATGGGCATGTTCGGAGCGCCGAAGCAGAGGACCGACCCGGCGCTACAGCAGGAGCGTGATCGGGCGGCGCAGGAACGCACCTCCGCAATCCGCGAGACCGTCACCAAAGACACCGACATGCTGCTGCGCCTTTACGGCCAGCGGCGCGCGCTCGCCGGCGTCAGCCTCGGCAAGCCGCCGATCACGCTGGGTCGCTGATGCCCGCCACGAGAATCGAGCCCACCGAAGCACTCGGCAAGGACGCCAAGCAGCGGCACGCCGACGCCAAGCGTCAAAAGGCGCTTTTCAGCGAGGATTTCGAGGAGTGCTATTTCTTCACCGCGCCGCACCGGCAGCGGCAGATGACGGCGACCGGCACGTCCGACACGGTGACGAAGCCGACCGACGCCGCCGAGCTTTCGACCTCGCTCGGGTTCGAGGCCAGTGAGGATTTTTCTACCGAGCTTGAAAACACTTTCATCCCGAAAGGGCTCGAATGGGTCGCGCAAAAGCCGTCGTCGCAGCTTCCCGAAAATGTCAGAAAACAGATCACCGACAAGGTGACGGCGCAGACCAAGGTGATTTTTGGCGCGATGCGCGAGTCGCCCTTCCATGCCGCCGCCTCGTCGGTGTTCGTGCCGGACGCCGGCATCGGCACGGTGGGGATGTGGATCGACGACGATCGCGCGCCGGCGCCCATCCAGTGCCGCGGCGTGCCGCTCACCGAGCTTGACGTCAACATTGGCCCGGATGGGATGATTGATGACCGTTTTGTCACCCGTCAGACCCGATACCGGCATCTAAAAGCCCTGATTCCGGGCGTTCCTTTACCGAAAGAGGTCGCCGATAAGGTGACGTCCAAACCCAACGACAAAGTCGCCTGCTCGTGGGGGTACTGGCGCAATTGGGATCGGCGTGACGACATCGTCTGGACGGGCGTGATCCGGGTCGGCGAAAAGGTTGTCGCGGCGGCCGAATATGTCGGCGCCGGATCCTGCCCGCTGATCGTGGCGCGCTTCGGGGCCTCGCCGCTTCTCCCGTTCGGCATCGGCCCGACCATCCAGTCGCTGCCCGAGCTGCGGTCGCTCGACGAGGCCAGCCTGTCGGTGCTCGAGCGGCTGGACATCGCGACCAACCCGCCCTTCGGCTATCCCGACGACGGCGTGGTGAATTTCGAGGGCGGCATCCAGGCCGGCATGGGCTACCCGATGCGGGTCGGCTCCGGTCAGGACTTCACCAAGCTTTTCTTCGAGGGCGATGTCGACCTGACCTATCTCGGACGCGCCGAGCTCGAACGCCGCATCAAGCGGCTGCACTTTTCCGACAAGCCGGAGCAGCGCGGCGACACCCCGCCGACCGCGACGCAATGGCTGGACGAGATCGCGCTTGCGCAGCGCCGCATCGGCACGCCGGGTCAGATGTTCTGGCGCGAATTCTGCGCCGAGGTTTTCCTGAGATTCCGCTATCTCTTGGCGCTTCGCGGCACGCTGCCGGCGGTCGAGATCGACGGGCGGGTGCTGTCGCTTGAGCCGTACAACCCGGCCGAAAAAGCGCGCGAGATGCAGGAAGCCTCGACCGGCACCAGCCTGCTCGGGGTGATCGCTCAGACGACTCCGCAGATGCTGCCGGTGATCGTGAATCTGCCGGAGACCTTCGAGAACCTGAAGCAGAAGATGGGCGACGAGGTCGTGGTGCTGAACACGAAAGAGCAGATCCAGGAAGCGGTGACGCAATTCGCCGGGATGCTTCAGCAGCAGCAGGGCGCGGCACCGGAAGGCCAGCCGCCGCAATGAACGTTTACACCTGCGTCGATCACGATAACCACTACGTTGGCGTGGCGTCGGTGGTCGTGGCCGAGACTGAGGAGCAGGCGCGGGATTTGCTGAAAGCCGAGCTACGCGGGCACGGTCTTAACCCAGACGTGCCCTTCACGCTCCGCAAGATCAACATCACCGACCCGCGCGCCTTCGTGCTTCAGGACGGCGATTACTGATGACCCCCGAAGACAAAGTTTCCATCAAGCGCTGCCTCTCGACGCCCGACGGCAGAGCGCTTCTGGGGCTGCTCCTCGACGAGCTTTCGCGCGTCGCTCCACCGTCAATCGAATCCTGTGCGTTGCACGATCTGAACGGCTCTCGCAGGCTCGCTCAATTGATCGTGCATATCGCCTTGGGCGAGGAGCAAGATGGCGGACCAGCAGAGCCAACAGGACCAGCAGCAGGACCAGGCCAAAGGGCAGGACTCGCAGCAGCAGTCGGACGCGGCTCGTCAAGACCAGTCGGGCGCCGCCGACAAAGCCGCCGCGGCCAAGTCCAAGCCTGAAGGCGTCGCCGACGAGTTCTGGGACAAGGACAAGGGCGAGGTCAAATTCGGGGACCTCGGCAAGCGTCTTTCCGACCTGACCGCCTTCAAGGCCGAGCACGATTCCCGCGCCACACAGATCCCGGAAAAGCCGGACGCCTACCCGCTCGATCTGCCGGCCGATTTCAAGATGCCGGAAGGCGTCGAGTTCTCCATCGATGCGCAGAGCCCGCTTGCCACCGAAGCTCGCGCGCTGGCGCACGAACTGAAACTCACCGGCGGCGAGTTCGGCCGTCTCCTGCAGCTCTACGCGAAGACGCAAATCGCCGAGCACGAGCAGATGCAGGGTCTCGCCACCAAGGAAGGCGAAAAGCTCGGGGCCAAGTCGGCGGAGCGCATCGACGCCGTCACGACCTGGCTGAAGGCGCGCATCGGCGATGACGCAACGCAAGTCCTTCACAGCCAGA